GATCCCTGTGCCTGCGCAGCCATCTGAAAGAGTTCTTCAGCGGTAATCTCCTGTGTACGCTTGCTGATATTCTGTTGCCACCCTACAAAGAACGCGCTCCAGCCGTATTGCAAAGCGTACTGCGCCCCAAGCTCGGCTTCTTTACGAAGCTCCTGCGGCATCTTAGAGTCGCGAATCCAGTGCAAAAGGTTCGTTGCAATGCCGCTCACCGGCGCATCGTCAAGCGTCACGCCGGAGGCCCGGATGGTTGCACGCTGGAAGGCCGTGACTAGCAGCGCGGACAGTTCGTTGCAAGACGAGTCAATGAGCCTATTACGAACGTCGCTCGCACCTTCAAAGGGCCACGCCGGGCTGCCTTCTGGACGGGAATCACTATGCTTTTTCCCGTCATCAGTCTGTCCTGCCCAACGAGCAAAACGGATGTTATCAAACTTTGTCACCAAGTTGCCTTGCGACGAGTTAATCATCGAGCGATTGTACTCGCTCAATAGCTCGCCAATGTCAGGCGTATCAGAAGCAATAGCTAAAGGGTCAACTGGTGAGATCATGTTAATAACTTCCTGTCATAGACATTCGTTTAGATTGTTTTTCCCAATCTAAGCCGCCAAAATAGGCTGGCTGCATGACAACCATATAGCCTAAAGCGTCGATAGGATCTTTACTAGCACCTTTTTGTCCATCTTGTCCAGTCCATTCCTTTAAACTATAAATTAAGTTCTGACAAGACTCATGTATCATCAGTTTTGGATGGTTTACTCCTTTTTCCATTGGTTTTTCTCTATCCCATGACAAAAGATCATTGATTAATAGCACTCGTTCCTCAATTGGCAGGGCTGCGGCAGGCGTAAAGATAAGCGGATTGTCAGCCTGACTAAGCAAATCAAGCACGGTGACGCCGCCGTCTTTAGTGATCGTCTCGGTTCCAGCCGTCCGCGGGTCAATCCAGCGGTCCACGATCATCTCACGCTTGTCGCCGGCAGTCTCAAGGCTCCAGATAAGTTCGGTGTACTCGTTTACCCCGCGGCCAGCACCCGCTTTTTGTGCCGGGCCAGCTCGACCGTCGGGCTTATCACTAGGCAAGGCCCACTCACCGTAGCTTTGATCGGGCCATTCACGGTAGACCCATAGTATACCGTACTTATCTACTCTAGCCCAAAGCATAAACCAGTTACGCGCACCTGCTGGGTCGATAGCCATGTAGTTGCTACCCTCGGGGATGACTTCCTCGGCGTCACCCTTCCACAGGTTGTGGTCACCGAACATTGGAAATTCGGAGCCAGCCGTCTGATCTGCCCAGCCATAAGCGCGGATCTTGATGTCGTGGCTGGAGCGCCCCGAAAGCTCCTGCTTCATACGCTCCCAGTTGTTGTACGGGTTAAGCTCGGTATGATACCAGATGCAGGCATGTCGTCCGTAAAGGTTCTCGGCTTGGTAGGGCATCTCGCCCTTGGGGACGGTTAGGACGTTGTGATTGGGTAGCAATGGAGATGGGCGGCTAACGGTAACCTTGGCACTGTTGATGTACTCCTTCACGACCTGGGTGTAGCCTTGCACCGGCGTAAAGGTGACAATTAGCTTGCCGGAGCGGGTAACAAGACGGTAACGAAGAGTCTCAAGCCAGTTCTGCGGGACAAGCTCATCGCACCAGACGTAGTCCACCTCACCACCTTCGACGACCTTAATGTCCTGGGCATAGTTGAGGAACCAGATCTGGTTACCCATGTACACCGCCGTATTGTCACTGAAGCCGTTCTTTTGGCTGAAGCTAATCTGCGTATGATTAGTTCGTTTAATATTTCGTATTTCAGGCGGCAAGTACTTGTAGAAGACGTTCTGCTGGGCAGAGACGCTAGTCATGTGGGTAGTGTGCAGGCACCAGATGCGGATGTTGCGCTTACCGTGGCGCTCCTTTACCCACTCAGGCGCCTGTCCGTTGAGGTCAGTACCGATGAAAGCTTGGGCCATACGCTTGGCGGCAAACTCTGTCTTGCCACTTCTGTTCCCACCAAGGACGACCAGCTCATTATAGCGCCCCAAGAGCTTATCCGCATCCGGCCAGTGTGGCAGCTCGTGGCCATACCGCATGGGATCGTTCAGTTCCGCCTTAATCTTGTTCTCCCGCATGAGAAACAAGTCGAGTACCTTCTCCGGGCCAATGTTCTGGATCATCTCCATCCTTTGCCGTTTATTCGGCAAGGGAAGCGTCGGATGTTCCTCCAGCTTATAGGCTAAGACTTTTTCGATAATTTCTTGATTTTTTTCATCCATACCTGTTGACGTTTTCACTACGATGCTCTATATTCCCTCTGTCGTCAAATAACGACCGTGTACCTTCTGCGCCACCTGAAACATCGGACGCACGAGCGACTAAATGGTTCCAACTATACCTCTGGGGTTGGATTAAACATCTGCTTCGGCTTCAAAGTTGCAGAGTACTAGCAGTCACGCCTACGAGAAGGGCAAGAGTTTCCCGAACGGGTAGCCATCACTCATGACTGTAATTGCGAAACGAAACGACGACACTTATACGGATCGTTGATCTCATTTTTGTATAGTACTCCCCCAAGATAGGCAGTAATGCTGAGTCTTGGGGGTACTATGCTCACTCGCAACTCTCCTTGCCGGATTGTTTATCTCCTCCGGTGAGCAGCGTTAGCTGCGAGAGTGAGCATCTGGGCGAAGCCTAGTGCGAACGGCAACACGGAGTAAGAGTAAAGCAAAATCACTAGTGAAGGGAAATATAACTAGTGAGTAAGAACTTGGACTTGGATTAAGAACAGATAATCCAGAGTATAGCCAACTCAAAGGTGTTAAGCTGCATCTCTTGCGCGTTCACCAGGCTTAAGCACCACTTAAGCGCGATATGTAGAACATAACCTGCGCTTAACGCGATCATAAGCGACTTAAGCTTACTCTTAAGCCTTTCAAGCTTGTCATATACCGCCAACTTGTCCTTAAGCGTCATCTTATGCATAGCGTCTTGTTCTTAACGCAAATACGTTGACCCTGACGAAAGTTGAGCCCCTTCATCCCGACAAACACCATATCCTCGACGTCTGTCCTTACCCAACGCTTGTTCGGATACAAGTACACGACTGTCTGCTCCGTAGACTCGTTATGTATCGGGATGTGCTTAGGCTCCGTAACAGGTGACTCTGGTGTCACTGGTGTAGGCTCCTCCACCGGCGGCTTCTGCTCGGCCACTTCACCGGGCAGCGTCCCATCAAGCAGGTCGCTACGGTAGATACGACGGATCCCGCGGAACGCCTTACGCTCGATGTAGTCCACGTCGAGCTTGTACGACAATGGTCGATACGCGCTCCCTAGATGCGCCTTAACAGTCTTTTCGCTTAGTGTGTACTTGGTCATAGTACTAGCGACGGTACAGGAAAAGAAACGGCAGCGCAAGCTTACGCCCAACACGGGCCAGCTAGCCGGGCGCCCGCTTAACGCGCACCCCCACAGAAGCACGTCTATTTGCACCCAGCGGCACAGCATGTACACACGCTGCCACACGCACGGTAGGCCAAGCTACAGACGTAGGGCAAGTGCAAAAAGAAACCTCCCTTGGTGCGCATCGTGGAGAGGCGTGGGAGGTGTTGTTGCAGCGCAGTATAGCGCAAAACATAAAGCAGGGCAAAGAGAAAGCCCGCTACGTGCCTCTAATCACGCAACGGGCTTAGTGTGGCTAGTGTGCGCCCCTGTGAAGGAGAGACACGCAAGCCAAAATGTCTTGCCGGACGTAGGGGAATGTAGCATGGCGACGGGTGGCGTCAACTGCGAAGGGGGCCAGTTGGCGAAAAAAGTCTGAGGGGGCTAATGCGTCGCCGTCGCCGTCGTAATAACAGGTCGCGACCCCCTCCCCCCCTGTCGGCGGTTTTACAGAGTAAAATCCCCATTCCATATGACGTATCTAGTATTGCGTTATTAACAACGTACTGCGGCGCAACGGCTTGTAAGGGTCGGTCAAACCATCTCGGTGAACTCGCCGAATTGGTGCTCGGGGAGCGTCCAAAAGACGACACGGCACGCTTGCGAGGGGTCGCAGCCAGCACGCGGGAGCGCGCGCGGTCGTTGCTTGTGCCGCGGGGGACGTAACGCATTTCGCTCACCTTATTGCAACTCACTTGCATCAGCTAACGCAACTCACTTGCAATAGCGCCGCCGCTCTCTCGCGACGCCGTACCACGATCACGTCACTTGCGAGCTCGCCAAGCTGTCACGCTACACGCTTTTTTCTTTGCTCATGTTCTCTTTTTTGTTGCGTACTTATGCGATCACGCTAGTCTCGCTCTTGTCAGTCTAACCTTAACCAACTCAACTTAGCTTATGAACACTCACGACATGAACGCTTTAGAGTACGCGGCATACGTCCGCTTGTGCCTTTTCTTCCTTATGGGAGGCTGCGCACTGATCACTGCAACCCTTTGGCTGTCAGTCTATTTCGACTACCGCAAAAACAAGCAAAAGTAAACCAACACAACCCAACACAATACAAAAAGAAATATGCAACTCACTCTCTCCCAACCCTCTAAAATGCCATGCCAAGGATGGTCGGTTCCAGCCCTAGCTTGCAAGACGGGCTCCAAACTCGCTCAGGTTGAAGGCTCTGTATGTCACGGATGCTACGCGCTCAGTGGCTTTTACAGGATGCCGAACGTCCAAAAGACTTTGCAAGCGCGACTTGCAATGATGGACTCCCCTGAATGGGTGCCAGCTATGATTGCTAAGATCCGCAGCACCGAAAAGAGCGGCTTCTTCAGATGGTTCGATAGCGGTGACCTGCAATCGCTCAAAACGCTCAAAAGCATTGTTCGCATCGCTATAGCGTTGCCTGAAATACAGTTTTGGCTCCCCACTAAGGAATACGCGCTCGTTTCCGAGTATTACGAGCTGTACGGCGCTTTCCCAGCCAATCTCACGGTGCGTTTAAGCGCTTACATGGTCGACAAAGCTGGCCCCAACAGTCTCGCTCAACATATGGGGCTCACCACCAGCGAAGTCTCGTCCACAAGCGGCGACTGTCCTGCGCCTAGCCAAGGCAACAAGTGTGGCGACTGTCGCCGTTGCTGGGATAAAGACGTTCAGACTGTAACCTATCGCCTTCACTAAGCCATGAAAAAAGCACTCTATTCCATCGTCGCCCGTTGCAACGTGGCCGATTCGCATCGTGAGGTTCTCGAGTATGCAATCTCACGTTTAAAGCCGTCTTATTGGCAAGCGCAACGCCTATCGTGGCGGGTACAATTTGCACGTGCTTGTCGTGAGCTTCACACCGAGAATCGCCAGCTGTACCGGGACGTAATGAGAGGCATGCTCTAACCCTTGCCAAGGAAACGCCCCTAGGTTTTGCGCCTAGGGGCTTCTTTCGCGCCCCTTTCGCGCATGCTCTAACATACTCCGTTTCAACCTTTTCGCATGTCTTTGGTCTGAAAAGCGCCAACTTTTGACGCTTTTTCACACCAAACGCACGCACGCACCCGCATCGTCGCATCGCCCAGGCCGTTTTCGGCTTTCGATTCCCCAGGGTAAAAACCTTTTTTGAAATTTGAATTTAGAAAACCAATTTTGATTTTCAATCCACCAAACCAATTTTGATTTTGAAATCTGGAATCATAAAAGCAAATTTGATTTCAGATAAGCAAAACCAAAACCAAAAACACATATGAACATCATTAACCTACTACCCTACGTCCGCGAAACCCGCCGCTACGGTGTAACCTACGTCCATTCCGCCGTGCGCAAAGCCGTGCACGGCTGGGACGGCCTCACCGGCACCCTGGACGGTCGCCCGGTACGCGCCACCTACTGCGGGTGGGGACGCTCGCTGCAAACTGCACGCGGCCACAAGTACAAGGCGCACCTGCGCTACCTCGATACCGGCAAGCCAGTGCCCACTAAGCTGATCGACCGGGTGCAAGCGGCCATATAACCCAACCCAACCCAATATGACCTACCACGACATCGCAGCCTGCCCGCTTCTTTGGGCCGAGCATACAGACGACGAGCCCTTCACCGGGACGCTAGCCGAGCGCATCGAATTTCTCGAAGTGCTCTTACATTACGAAGCTCAGGATAACGCCTAACCCAACCCAACATCATGACAAAAACAGCAAGTATTACATTTATGGGGTGCGCTGAGGAGCGTATGCCAACACACAAAGCGGTTGCACTTTTCCGCGCAGCCAGATTCTTGGACGAGCCGTGCAAGTTAATCGCAAACGGTAAGACTAATCAATTCCGCGATATAGCAAGGCCGGATAAGTTGACGAGCCAAGAGGAGGTTAAGGCAGCAAATCGAATCTTTTGTTGGCAAACGCTCGCTAAAATCGACGAGCTTATTGAAGGCGCGGAGTTGTTTGATGACGAAAAAACAGACCCGTGCATTCAACTGGGAGATTATTACATCGCCCCAGATTTTAAAATGAACGTATATCGCACCAAGGCTGAAAGGTGGCTTCTTTTGGATGGTCAGGGTGAGTGCGTCAAAGAAAATCTGATCACAAGCCAAGCCATTGAAGATCTTTTGGTGCTGAATTATCGTCGAGAATTGAAGTCTAAACTCTAATTCGACCCCACTCCACGCACCTCACGCGCAACCCGGCGCAGACTAGCCAGCAGCATCGCCAGTTGCTTGGCCAACCCTACCTCACGCCTATGAGCTGACTCATACATCGCCTTCCACTTCGCAGCTTCCTGCGCATAAAACTCCGCCTCTTCCTCTAGAGCTGCGCAATCCGGGCACATAGCTGGCTTTCGAGCTGCGCAATCCGAACATGCTGCGCCTGAATGATGCGCCAATACCGATCGGTCAGATCGCGCAGGTCGTGCACCTCATTGGCCAGGTCAATCCCGTTCGGTAAAACCAAATTTGAATTTTGAATTTGAGATTTGATTTTGAAATTTGAAATTTGATTTTCAATTTCGGATTTGGAATTTGGAATTTGATTTTTGAAGTCCACCTTGAAATTTAGAACTTGAATGTCTGATTTGCAAGGTAGACCGGCCATCGCATCACTCGTTTTCAATCGTTCCAACATGATCGTCAGGGGCTTTCGGCGGCTTAAGGGCCGCCATGAAAGCGGCAGAGATGTCGTTGTTCGTGTGCAAATGCACATGTTGGTGCAACTGATCCGGGACCTTGTTCTTTTCCAAATTAGCATACTTGTCCAGTGTGATGCCTAGGGCCAGCACAGCGTCCTTGGCGCTCATCTCGGGCATCAACTCCATGACACGCTGGGCGGCGCCATCGATCACCGATTGTAGCTTGGCCTTCAAGTTCGTGTTGAAGTACGCATTGCGGAACTGCGAGTCCATATCAAGCGCACTGACCTTGATCTCATCCACACTCCGCTCACTGATACCCAACTGCATGGCAATCGCCCGGGAGTGTTGCCCGCTCACAAATAGATCCAGCACCTTCTTCTGGATCTCCGGCGGGATACCGGCGAGCGCCCCTTGACCGTTGACCTTCTCCATGACCACACCCGGCACATGCTTCTCGATCTTGACCCCGCTCAACCCAGCAAGCTGTCTCGCACGCGACTCAGGCGAGCGGTACACGGCGTTGCGCTTCTTGCGTTTTGGGTTGTCGCTCATTCTCGTTCGCTCATAAAGGACAAGTCCTCTGCCGTGATCCCGGTGATGTCACCGAAGGCAGACTCCTTGATGGCCTGGAGTTGCATGTAGTACTTGTCAGCCTTGAGCGCGATCTTCAGCTGAATGTCAGCCTCAATCTCCCGCTCCTTTTTTAAAATTTGAATTTCATTTTTCAGTTTTGAAATCTCCTCCTCAGCCTGAAGCAGGAGGATCTCAGCGGCAATGGTGTGTTCTGGTGTCATTTTTTGAGTTTATCCATGAGCTCCTTATTCTGATCCTTGAGGGCTTCGTTCATCACGCGCAGTGCGTTGTTCTCCAGCTTCAAATCAAAGTTCTCGCATCTAGCGTCACGAGCAGCCTGAAACACGTCTTTCGTTAGCAGCCGTCCATATTGGATGATGCCCTCAATCTCGGTCCGACTTAAATCAACGCAATCGGATTTCAGCCCGGCTTCAATGAAGCAGTTTTCTTCGTGTTGTGTCATTTTTAAGTTTTTCAATTTCAGCTTTAAGTTGCTTAATCTCTTCTTGGTACGCCAGCATATTAACAGCCCAAGCGGCAGGTGGCACTCTGTTCCACTCTATAATAGCAAACTTGGCAGACAACGCTGACGGGCCGATTGCATCGCATTCTTGGCAGACAACCGACCAGTCTTGACCAACCAACGCCTGCTGTGGGCGGGCGTGTTTGCTGCCACAGAATGAACAGGCGCTGACTTTCATTTTTGTTTAGTATACTCTATTCCGGCGGCATCGAGAAGCGCATACAGCCGCTTGGCCTCCTGCTTCCATGTCGTGCGCTTGACCGGCACCTCGATGCCAGCCAGCGCCCTCAGCTTGTTGAGCGTACCCTCGCCGATACCGCGCACGTTGCCCGGTGTCGTGAACGACCAGCGCAGGTCTTGCATGTTGCTGATGTTCATTAGCTCGATGTACCGCGCCATCTTGAAGTCGAGCGGGGCAATCCCGCTGCGAGTCTCGATCCGGCGTATCCATAACTGTCGCTTATTCATTGCTGCCATATTTCTTTAGCTCGTGTAGCAGGATGTGCTTAAACGTCTCGCTGCCGTCGTTGACCAGCGTGAAGTCCGGGTTGATCCGCTCTTGCTCCGTCTCGGACACATGATTCATCGGGTCTACGCCGAATCGCCTGACTCGGATGACGATGCCACCCTGCTCGCGGATAGCGGCAGCCTCGTTCAGGAAGCGCACATCGTCGATGACGAGCAATCTGTCTGGAGGCATGAAGCTCACCCACAACTGTGGATCATACGCTCGGCCAGCCATGCCCAGGTCTTGCAGAAGCTTGCGCCCACGTTCGTCCTTCTCGCCATCCCAGCCCATGTAACAGCCAGCAAGCCGCTTGATTTCGTGTGCAAACGAGAACAGTCGATACGCAGGATAACACTCCTGAACAACCGAAGCTGCGTAGCTCTTGCCTGAACCGGATAGCCCGGTGAAGCCGATAATCTTGGTGCGGAGGATCATTTCGCCTCCTCCTTCACGGTTATTGCGTTGTGCATGTCCCAGATGTCTGAGACAACCTTGTCATAGTCAGTTTCGTCACACTCATCCACCGGCTGCGACTGCATCACAAGTGACACACTTAGATCTAGCAAAGCACGCAGCTTTAGTGTGACGCACGATAGCTCCGCTCGCAGGGAACTTATCTCAAACGCAATGTCAGCGTCTTCTCTGTGCTTCTGTTTAAGCTGTTTCTTAAGTTCTTTCACTTCATCGATGCGCTTATCGCGGATTGCTTGAGCACGCTTAAGCTTAACAAAGTCTCCGTTAGCAAGTTTAAGCTCGTTGCGCACCGCGTTGAATGACGCAGTGTACCGCCTGTGCATCTCTTCGCATGCAGCGATGCTGACTAGCTTACCATGAGCGTGTATCTCTAGCCTCCCATGACAAGATCCTTCCTCGTCCGGGTAGAAGGCAAATCGACCGTACTTAACTAGATCGTCTGTCATTTCCCCTCCTTCGTAGTCAGTTTATACGCCTGCGCCAGCACAAGGTCAGCGTCGAGCAGTGCAGCCCGGTCGTTAGCAAACGCCGAGTGAGCGTCGTAGTGCCGTAGCAGGCAATGCTTGAGTTGCTCGATAGCCGATGCAGCCTGAGACAAGACGTGCCGGTACATGATCAGTTCGTTTGCGTCCATTAGTTGTACTTGTGCCACTTGTTGTTCTGGTTGATCCCCATGCGACGAAGCGCAGTTCTGTGCTCGTAGCCGATACTGATAAGCGCATCAACCATTTCTTCGTCACTAGGCCACACTTCCTTGCGAAAAGTGAAAGGATGTGCGCGGAGCCACATGTCTAGGTCAGGCCACCGGTTCGGCACCGTCTTGTCGGCGAAGTAGTCCCACCACACGATCTGCGCCACAAACACCTGCATCCGTGTTGGTAACTCCATGATTCTGCTGCGCCACTCCCGTGGATCGATCTTGCGCAAGCGCGCCACCCAGCCGTTCGATTGTCTCTGTCTTTGTCTGATTCTCATCTTTTAGTCGTTTGTTTTCTTGTGTTAACACATGGATCTTCTCCATGAGATTGTCGATTAGTTGAGCACTCATTCTCTGTCGAGGATTAAGCTCAGGGCCAAAGCTATGATGCTCAACACAGCAATAGCAACCTGAATTTTAGGTGGGTTCTTCATTCTTTTGCTTCGCGTCGCAGTCTTCGCAGATCCAGTCATCAAACAAGTCTTGCGTCAGCCAGATTCCGCACTCAGGACATGTGGGCAGCTCTGCCAGCGGGTCGCTATCACCGGGGTAACCTGTGCTGATCATTTGCTGTCCTCCCATTTGTCTAATGTCCGAAGGAACGCCTCTGCCCGTTGGCGAGCGGTTGCCCTGAAATACCATTGGTCTTCCCAATTTCTTTCAATCTGGCGAGCCATTATCCAAAGTTGATCTTCTGTCAGCGTGGACTCCGCCTCATGCATCAGATTAAGGTCACTTGAATAGTGAAACGGGTTATGAGACACGACCCGCGCCTTGTTGGCATATCTCTCCCATAGCTTACGGTCGTCGTTCCACACAAATCCAACGGCCTTGTGTATGGCTAAATTGATTTGCTCGTCAGTCATTTGCCCCTCCATTCTTGCATAGCTGACACAGCAAAAGCTGCGCTGGCCCAAAATAGGATGAGCAATACAATGGCCTCCCATAGCTCTTCAGCAAAATACGCGATGGCGAGTCCGTCAAAGACGGCAAGAGTAGCAAAGCCCCACAGATACGGGACTGCTTTGTTGGAGTTGTCGGGTTCTAGTTTCATGTAACTTTGGTAGTGTTTATTCATTGTGGAATGTTGCTGTCTTACCTGTAAAGCGTAAGTTTGCGCTCACGCCGCACGGGCCGTTTCGTTGGATCGGGATGCCAACCTCGCGGAACTCTGCATCATCGGACAGCTTCACAACCATCACGGCTGTAGCGTCTTGCCCGATTGCACGACTTTCGCGAGCTTTACCCTGTTCATTCAGTTGCGTAATGCTGATCACAAGGCAACCTAATTCGATGCCAAGCAGTCGCAGACTTCGGCTGACCTCGGCGACTTCACGCTCGCGGCTGCTATCCTTGCCCAGGTCGCACCTGACAAGCTGGATGTAGTCTACGAACAGCACACCGAGGCCGTCTGGCGACTTCGCCATAGCCCGTGCAGTGGCGCAGATGTTAGCGATGTCATAGAGATCGTCCCGCACCACCAAACGGCTGCTGTTAAGCTTCTGGATGGCACTGTGGACGCCCCTGATGTCGCGCTCATGCTTAGCACCTTCAGCGAGCACACGCAGGCTGACGTTGCCAAGCCGGGCGACGAGCCGGTCGATGATCTGGTTAGCTGGCATCTCAAGCGAGATGACGAGGATTCCTTTGTTCATCGCGTTCCATTACCTGGCCTTGCAGACGTGTGACTATGCTGTCCCGTGTACGGTTCAAGCAGATACTTCACCTCGATGAGATCCGTCGATTGGTTCTCTGGCAGAAGCATAAGCGCCTCCATCTTTGAGCCAAGCGCGTCTTTCGGGCCAACACAGATGATGTCCTGCGTCTTCTTTGGCCGCGGCAGCTCCACGTTTTGCAGCACGTTAGTGCGGCGGATAAGTACCCAGTCGCTCATGCTTCCTCCCATCTACGTGGCAACATGACGCGCATCGTTGGTGGACCGGGCCACACGTCTTGATCGAGGCACAGCTTGTACTGTGACAATGTTACGTCGAGCTGCTGGTTCGCAATGTCGATAAGTTCCGTGGATGCCTTTACCCACTGCGACAGATGGGGCGCTTGCATGTCCACAACAAGGAAGTAGAAGTCGATGTCCTCTTGGCCAGTAATCTGTTCAAGGCCGTAAGTATACCAAGCAGCTTGCTTGTCGTAACCAAAGCCAAAGAATTTGTGGTCGAATTTCGTAAAGTCGCTGGTCGTCTTTAGGTCCACAATGGCTGGACGCCCCTTGATCTCGGTTATCATATCGGGGCGCCCCTTGCACTGCACACCGTCACGCTCCCAAAACATGGAGGCTTCGATAATCTTCGCTGCCGTCACCATCTGGAGTAGCGGCTCCACGGCTGCACAGGCGCCTTCCACACGCGCCCCTTCGTCCTCGGTAAGGATTACCTTACCAATGTTCTCTTGGCAGAAGTTCTCCCACGTCAGCTTGCCTTCTTTAGTGCGACGATCACACGCTGGAGCAATAGCATACTCACAGCGGCCTTCAAGGGCGAGGCTGTGTACAAGCGTGCCCAACTCCATCTCGCGGGATGGCTTCCACTCTTGACGCTCCTTCCACTTGTAGTACGCCGGGCAGACTGCAAATGAGTCAAGGCTGTGCTTCGATAGACCGTGCATGGCACGGTAAGTTGTCATCTCTAGGTTTTGTAGTAGTTCTGTTTTCATTTTGTTATGGGTTGATTTCAAGCGCCCCGCAGCCGACGATTTTGCCAGCTCCGTCGCGGATGAGTTTTGTTGGACTAGCCAAATCTGTCCTGTTGGGCAGTGCAGTACGCACATAGCCAGGGACGATGTATAGGATGCCTTTCACAGGGTCAGGCAGGTTGCTCACCTTGGCGTCTTTACAGCACATGATGGGGACACCATCGATATCTGCCACTTTGCTTAAGTGGCTATGCACCTTTACGCTGTAGCCGCTGGGTTCAATCACGCCATACCCGGTAATGTGGATATCGTGAGGTGTAAGGTTTACGAGTTTATTCATTTATTAAGTTTGCAATGATGTTGAGTGCCAGCATGGTTTTGCCTGATTTGGTTTCACCACCGATGACTACAAAGTCTCCGTATCTGATCGGACAGATGTTGTCGATAGCAGAATAGCCTGTCTTTATCCGCATGGACTCGTCATCGCCGCTCTCGTAGCGTGTCAGTGCATTGAGCAGGAGCGCCTTAGTATCCATGACCTTTGGCGGAGCAAGCTCACGGGACAGTCCCTCAACCTTCATCACGACGTCGCTCAGAAGCTCAGGCGTCTGCACGGTAGCGTCGCTAATAGCCATCAGCGTCTCGTAGGCGACATGCTGCAAGGTGCGGCGCTTGGCTGTATTCTTGACGATGTCTACGAGGTCACCGATGGCACCGGCGATTGGCATCAGCGTGTACAGGTCACTGAGTTGGTGGAACTCGGTCGCCGGTAAGGTCTCGCGACACTTCTCAAAGATCACACGGATCTCGGATGACGCATTGCGGGACTGCTGCTGAAGGATGATCTCGCATACCCGGTGACTAAGCGGATCAAAGATGTCGCTCACTTTGAAGTTCTTCTCCGAGATGTGGTGCAGGAACACCTCGGGATGATTCAGCGCAATTGAAGCTATGCCGCGCTCGGCCTCCAGCGCAGTTGGCACCACCGTGTCAGGTGGCAACTCCACCGGCCTGCGCCTACCAGCTTTCTTGTGTGCTTCCATTGGTAGACATTAAGCTATCGCGCTTCAGTAGAGTTTTGATCGGTGTACGCACCATTGACGATGCACGACTGAGCCAGCCGTTCAGGAAGCGCCCCATGCCGCGCGGGGTCTTGCGGCGCTGCGGGTCGGCTTCGAGCCAGGCGTGGGCCTTGAGCAGCTCCTGCTCGACGGTCTTCTCGCCGTAGATGATGACGAGGTCTTTCATTAAGCCCGGCGGTACTTGCCACTCCTTGCCGTCGATAGTCGTGTACGTCATGTTGTACATGCTCATCGTCCTGCCTACCTCGGGGTCTTTGCAGAGATCGTCGATAAGCTCATTGACGGAAGTGTACCGCTTGCCGGACGACTCAAGCTCTTTGTTCGTGACGATGCACATGGCATCTGCCAAGTCCTGCGCAGGCTGCACGGGCTCAGGTGTCACAGGTGACTCTGATTTGCTGATGAGTTGCGCTGCCTCTTCCAGAGGGACTATAAGCTCAACCTTAGTTCCTGACGTGTATATTATATTGATGCTTATGTTCATATTTTGTTTGCTCTGAGTTTTTCGTGATGTTCCGCATGATGTTTGCGGCACAGCCACATTACATCTAACGGCTTGCTGTAGTCCTCATGGTGAGTCTCCGCGTTTCTCTCACCGCACACGATACATGGTGCTTTAACCAGCTTGCCAGTCCGTAGTGCATACTCAACCGCTCGGTGGGCCTTTCGCTTCTCTGGGTTTTGAAGCTTAAACTTCTTTGTATGTTCGCTGTTGTATCCAGGGTTCTTGTCGCGAATCTTACGAATTCTTGTGCGATTGCATTCTCGGCAGCGAGTCTCCAGCCCATCTGGCATTCTTGCATACTTAACAAACGCCGTAAGCGGCTTCTCTTCTTTGCAGATCCGACATGTTTTCATTTTGTAAATGTGCGCGTTGTGCAGTCGCGCCCCTGC